CAGTGCGGCAAAATATAATTATTTTAGACCTACTGTGAAACGATATCTGTCTAATCATTTAAGATCACGATTGCTATACATTCCATATGAAGATTGGGACACTGCTCTGTTCTTGCCGACTGAAAGATTCAGAAAGGGCAAGAAATCAAAAGTCTGGAATGAATCAAAACAAATCATAAGAAACGGATAAAAAAATGCCATTCAGCGTAGAAAAGTTTAAGCAAGAAGGTACTGCAAAAGGCTCAATTAAGCCGAGTAGCTTTGAGTGCTGGATATTCGGAGGCACATTCTCTGGCGCGATGCACTCGTATAGAGCGGAAGCACTATCGCTCCCTGGTGCCGCATTTGCGAATATCGACAACTATAAACCTTACTCAACGGGCGCGGCATATACGGTTCCTTATTCGTATAATCCACAAGAAATAACGATTACATTTACAGTCGATGAAGATGGTTCGATTCTAAAGAATGTTAATGATTGGGTGAATAAAATTGTCGATATTAAAGGCGATAGACTTTACTATCCTGGTTATTATAGAGACTACGCAACGGGTGTTATCGAGATCAGAGTATACAAACCAGACGGCGGTCTATCCAAAACATATAAACTTTATGAATGTTATCCAATTGCTGTCGATCAGATGCAGATGGCATGGAGTAACCAAGACGATCTTGCGAGATTGAATGTAACATTTAAATATCTGAACTACACAATTACGTAATAATGGAGAAACATTATGGCACTTCCTAAAATTAATATTCCCACGTTTGAATTGACACAGCCCTCGACAGGTATGAAAATTCAGTATCGTCCATTTTTGGTGAAAGAAGAAAAAATTCTTCTCACTGCTAGAGAGTCGGACGATGCGATTGATCACATTCGAGCAGTAAGTCAAATCATCAATAACTGCGTCATCAGCGAAGGCTTTGATGTCGATGATATTCCTATTTTTGACATGGAATACATCTTCGTTAAATTGCGTTCCGCATCCATTGGCACAACAGTAAAGTTCTCAGTGAATGATAGTACTGACGGTCAACGCCATGAACTTGAAATTAATCTTGATGAGATCGAAGTACAGTTTGCAGAAAACCATGATAAAAAAATTCAGATTAATGATAAAATTGGTATGCAAATGAAATACGCTACTCCTAAAATTGCTGAGAAAGTAACTGGCGGTACAAATAGAACTGACGTTGTGTACTCAACAATCATGGAATGCATTGATTTTGTTTACGATGAAGAAGAAGTTTATCCTTGGAACGAATCAACTGACATTGAAAAGAGAGAGTTTCTTGATAACTTGCCTGTTGAAGCGTATGAAAAAATTGAACAATTTTTCAACACTGTTCCGAAGATTGAGCATGTTGTCGCATATACAAATAATAATGAAGAAGAAAAGAGAGTTGTGTTCCGCTCGGTCGAAGATTTTTTCTACCTTGCCTAGGACATATGTCTCTCTACGGTTATTATGAATTGTTATTTGCTATATCACAGAATCATAAATTCTCAATCACTGAACTAGAAGATATGATTCCTTATGAGCGAGATGTGTATACGCAAATGATTAGAAATAAAGTCGAAGAACAAAAAGAGAAAGCAAAAGGATACATCTAATATGTACCTAGGCAAATCAGGAAAATAAAATGGCTAAGAAACCAGGCAGACTATCGTTTTTAACCAAAGCATTGAAATCCAAGAAAAAGCCGAAAGGCAAAAAGGATAGCGGCGGTGGCTTAAAAGGTTTTGCAAAAGGATATGTGGCAAGTTCGATTGTTGATGCTTTATTTGGCGGAAAAGCCGAAGAATCTGTGATTGACGATGCCATGGGCGCCACCTCGAATGATAAAGATACTACAACAAGCAGTAATAAGTCAGTTGTTGATTTTCCTGATTTGCAGAAAGTAAAAGTAGCAGATGTAATCATCAAACCTAAATTAGGTCCCCTTGAGGGTAAGTATGCCCGTCACCTTAATCTAATCATCGAGCGACAAGCAAAAGTCGAGTCCGCTGTTAGGACACAGAATAATTTAATCAACAAATATAATAGTCTTGTTTCATCTGCTATCGAACAGAATAGAAAAGAAAGTCTAGCACAGAGACGGCGCGATGATGAAGCAGAGTTAGAAAATAAAAGAGGACATGAAAAAACTCAATCCTCTATAGCAGGTCTTCGCAGGACTATCAGTGATAAGAGTGATGGTCTATTAAGAACTCTTGGTAAGATTGCGCTCGGTGGTGCGGCTGGATTTGGTCTGTACAATTATGCAGTTGGCAATATCAAACCCAGCGGAACAGACATATTAGATACAGCAATCGCAGGGATTGAAGCTGTCGATCAAGGCATTACTACATTTACTGATACGGTTGTTCCTGGTATAACATCTGCCGCTGGTGCAAAAAAAGGCACACAGATAGGTAAGAACGCTAACGCCGCAAGAAGAACATTCGACACGAAAGGTGTTAAACCTCAGGGTCTAAGTGATAGAATGAAACTGGCAGGCCTCAGAGCCGCCGATGTTGTGCAGAAGCCAGTAGGAATGCAATTAAATCCTGGCATGATCAAAGAGGGAATGCGAGGTACCAAGGGCGGCACAAGAATTGACATGCAAAAAAGATATGAAAGGGCGCTGAAATTTAGACAGAACTTGGCGTGGCTTGAAAAATTCTTTGTAAACATGCAGAAGATGGGTGATAAATTTGATGATTGGTGGGCAAATACAAGTAAGTTTCTTCCAGATGGACTAGTAACCAAACTCGATTCTCTTGGCAAAAAACTTGTTAAGTGGTACTTGATTGGAGAATCGTTTGTATTCATGTACAGAGCCAGTGAAAGTTTTGCATTAGGACAAATCGGTGAAAAGGAATGGCATGAAGGAAACAAAGAACAGATAAACAGAATCTTCATGGCACTTGGTGGCGCATATGCGACTGCTTTGATTTTTGGTTTGGCAGGCACAAGCATAGGCGGGCCATATGGAACGTTGTTGGGTGGCTTCGGCGGTTTTGTGGCGGGCTTATTCTTCGGTGATGATGTTTATAGATTATTACAACTAGACGATCTCGTTGATGCATTATATGATGGAATTTTAGGTGATAAAACTTTCAAGGAAGCAATGGCAGGATTTGCTGCCAAAGTTGGAAGAGACTTCATTAGTTCGATTACTGGCGGTGATGATGATGAGGAAGATGAGAAATCAGTAGAAGATCGTGATATTAAATCTGAATTAAAAGGCACAAGCACAATCGGCGGCACTACATTTGCAGTGACAAGCGGTGGACCAACTGATATGGAGCTGAAAGGCTCGGGTCAAATGACACCAGAAGCACTTGTGCAACTAGTCGCAGATGAAGGTATGTTTGATAGCACCAGAAAAATATATCTGGAAATTGCAAAAGATATTCATACTGAAGAAAAATTGAAAGCTGTCGATGAAGAGATGAAGAAGAAGTTCACCTTCGGCTTATTTGAAAGTGCGTCAATGGCATTGAGCAGTGCAGACTATCAAGAATTCGAAAATCTAATCAAAGCAAATATTAGAGATGAAAAGAGAAGACAGAATGGTGAGTTAGTCGCGAAACTCCAGACAACTATTCGTCCTGAAGACGAAGAGCGAATGGATCAGCGTTATGGTGATAAGAAAGGTACAAGTTTAATTGCAGATATATTGGGTGAAGGACTGTTTGACTTAGAAGGCAACAAGGGCGAAATGCTCTCGGCTTTCAAAGACGTTTCATCATGGGATGAATATGAAGCAATCAAACAGAAGTACATGGATGAGTATGGCAAAGACTTAACTAATGAACTTAAATTCTTCTTGGGAGAAGATGGCTTCTCCGATCTACTAGAGTTGATTAGAGTCAACATCGAAGAAAGATTTAAGATGGTAGATACCAGTCGCGAATTGTTCCTTGACGGAGCAAGTCGTCCTATCACTGAAGCAGAATTGAGTGATGCAGACACGCCACAGCTTAAAGAAGCATTAGCAAAAGAGATTGCAGTTTCAGCAGAGCAATTTGAAAGTGTACTTGAGCAAATCACATTAATCAATGCTCGTAAGTTTATGGATGACTATGAGGGATTTGTTGAGCAGTTTGGCAGAAAAACAGCAGTAGTTGATCAAGGACCACTCGCAGATGCACAAGAAATTCTTGGTGAGACTAAGAACTGGTGGGAGATGGACAACCTTGAGAAAGGTGTAGGCTCTCGTGATAATCCAGAAGGCTATGATTATACAAAATTGATTCGTGGTCCAGAAGATACGCAAATCTATGACAATGAAGAAGAAGCAATGTCTACGACTCGTGCTAAGACACAGGGTTTCATTGAGCAAGAGAAAGATCAAGCATACTGGAATGAAGCATTAGCAGGTGCAAAAGATAAAGGAATTTATGATTCTGATTTGATTGGCTACTCTGAATTAGAATCAGACAGAATCAGTGAACTCACAGATGATGAGATTGTTGCTATCTTGCATCACAGTGATCTAGAAAGAAGCCTAGAAAAAGATAGTCCTTATCAAATGCTCTATGCCGAATACAATCGGCGAATGGATGAAAAACGTCAAGGGAGATATGCCGCTGAAGAAAATCTTCCAGGAAAAAATGCTACAAGAGCCGATGTTGTTGTAGGTGAAAAAGGCAGAAGAACTAATCAAGTGTTGCCCATGCCTAGCAAATCTAAAGTTATGTCTGAAACCAGCGACGGCGAAGAAACACAGATATATTCTGAAGAAGGTAGAAGAGTCGGCGGTATCGTTGTCGAGCTTAATGGTGAAATAAGAACAGATTTCACTGAAGAAGAATTAGAAAAAATTAATATGGCCAGAGCGGCTGCCATGGCAATGGGTAATCCTGATCCATTCCCTCAAGCGGCTTCACTTACACCGACCGGAAATATCACTGGCAAAGAAGTGCAAACATCTGGTATTCCTACGCGCAATGTAATGTCGAATGAAGAATCACTAGAACAAATTGAAATGGGTGAATCACTTAAAACCAAAACTGAAATTATTCATGGTGATGTTTTCATTAACGGCAAGCCAGGAACGTACAAAGAATATCATGAGATAGCAAGAAATAGACGTAAAGCATATAGAGAAGATTTAAAAATCGCTGGTATTCTTGTTGAGAAAGCAGGCGTTCCCGTAGGACTTACAAACGAAGATCGTGAATACTTAGAAGACTTCGTATCAAGCGGAACATTGATAAATTATGACGGTCAAGTAATTAGAGATTATGATTTCTCAGACAATCCTCAAGAATTAGTTGAAAAATTAATGGGTCCAGAACTTGATGAAGTGCTGGACAATATAGAACTACAAAAGGAAAAGGATAAAGATAGAGAAGCGGCGAGCGAGAGAGAAATAGAGTATCATAATCCCGATATTAAAAGAAAAAACATGGAAGAAGAGCGGGCGGCAGGTTATCGTAGACCATGGTCACCTGAAGGTGATCAATGGTATGAAGATTATATGAATGCACAGCCGCCGAAGATGTTAAAACCAGGCGCTTCTTATGATGCGAAAACAGAAGATGCTGATACTAGCAAGCGTGGTAGAGAAATAGAATCACCGAAACCCACTAAAGATGTCCGTGCAATTGATGGTCGAAAGTCTGGTCGTCAGATTAATCAGATTAATGAACGTGCTGAACTTATTAGATCGTCTTATGCCAGTTACATGCAAGCAAAGGCCGCTGAAAAAGCATTTGAAGAAAGCGATGAGCGTGGCACATTCAAGATGGTTGAAGATGAATTTGGCTTTAGTGAAGATAAAGTGTATGATAATCCTGAAGAACAAGAGCAATACATGGCTCTGCGCCGAGCGAATGCCAAAGGCAGTTCTTCGTATTATGAAGCGAAAGGTGATACATTCGATAAAGTTGAATTCTTGCAGTCTGTTGGTCTATTGCCTGCTAAGATTGAGAATATGGATGTCTCGTATGGCAGACTAGATCGCATGATTGAAGACTATCTGAAGCAGGAGAACATTGAACCTCGTGCGAAAGGCGGACCAGTCGAAGCTGGTGAAACTTATCTAGTAGGTGAAGAAGGCGAAGAAGCGTATAATCCATTTGCTGAATTCGATGAAGCCGACAAGGAATTGGAAGAGTGGATGGCTGAAGGCGAGAGGCAAATGGAAGAGACTGTCGCGTATTTTGATGATTTAGAGTCGCGTGGTATTGATCCAAATGCCATGACCGATAAAATATTCAAGATAATGGAAGAACATGAAAAAGATTGGAAAAAGGCTTCTGCGGCAAGAAAAGAAATATTAACTGAAAAAGCAGAGAAAGAAGGTAGATCAGGTCGTGTCCAATGGGAAGCAGAGAGAATAGGTGTAGGCCGCTGGACTGGTGGTAATATGATACAGTTCGGTGGTACCAGTGAATGGATAAGACTGACTGAGATTGGTGATGGGAATGCTCTTCCTGGTGTACCTGGATGGACGATACAGAATGGTTATCCTGCAAAGGGAGATTTAGCGTTAACCAAGGCCGAGGGTGAGTTGCGTTTAGAGGAAGAAGAGAAAGCTGATATAGCAAGCGGTACAGTGTTAGCAAAAGATGAAGACGTTTCTTGGCGTGATAGCCGCTTACGTGTGCGGAAATTCAACGGCGAAGATGCATTCAGCGGCGAAGAGTCAATGTTCGCAGAAAGTGAAAGACCAGAATACGTCAAAAATTATATGAAAAATAATTTCCGCATCAAGAATGAAGATGGTTCAATCACACTCTTAACTGAACCAAGAGCGAAAGGCGGACCAGTCGAAGACGGTAGTGACTATCTCGTGGGTGAAGAAGGTCCAGAGTTGATGGTACCGAAAGAAGATGGCTTTATCGTTCCAGCAGACGCTACAAAGAAAATGTTATCTGGTCTAGCAGGCTACAGGAAGAATGGTGGCTGGGTAGAAAAGGGCATGAAGTATCTCACAGGCGAAGAAAGCGTTGAGATGAATATACCGTCAAGTGAATTGAAATCGATCATGGGTAATATGTCGAAGTCTCGTTCAAAAGTTGTTCAATCGATTGTGCCAATCATGATGCCAATGACTCAGGATAAACCTTCACCTAAGTCTATAGCGGGTGGTAATGGTCCATCAAAAGGTGGTACTTCTGCAATCAGTTATCGAACAAAAGATAGTTTCTTAACCAAATACGAAACGACATAAAAAACCCCGCCGAAGCGGGGTGCATGGTGAGGGTTGCAACAAATGTCTGTTATCCCTCGGCCAACTTCTTGAAGAAGTCCAGAGAGTCTTCATCGTCATCAAAAGAGGACGTTGGGAATGAAGTCTGTACTTCTTTCACTGCGCTTGTTTTCACCGATTCAGTCGGTGGTGTCCAAGCAGTCTGTTCACGCTTAGGCTCATACTCTACTTTATCTGCTACAGCAGTGCCACCTTGCTCGCCAAGCACACGGAACAATCGTGCTTGAAGTTCTTCATATGACTTGAAGTTCTTTCGATCAAGGAATTCAGACAGACTATGTTCTGATTTCCAGATTGATTCAAGTTCAGAATCATCGTCAGCCAGTTGACTGGGAGAATCGAAAGCAGACTTATCATAGTTTCGATAGCCTTCTACCTGACGAATGCGAAGTCGGAAGTTAGCACCTTCCCAGAGATCAAACGGATTCACCGCGTCTTCATCTTCAAACTGAGGATGCATCAGATCATTAATCTTGTCAAAGATTTTCTTGCCGTATTCGTACAAGAAGACTTTGCCTTCGTTGGCAGGATTGCCTGGATCAGATACAACATAAACGTTTGAGACGTAGTGCAAGCGGCGCTTTTGCTTGCGGGCGATCTCTTTATCAGCGTCACTGCCAGAGTTCCACAGTTTGCTATTGTACTGTGATACTGGATCTTCTTCGCCGATTGATGTAAGAGACTTCTCGATATACCAGCCACCAGGACCTTGAAAGCCGTGATCCCAGTAACGTACAAAGGGTACATCTTCATCCGCAGGCGCAGGAAGAAAACGAATGATTGCAGAACCATTGCCTGCTTTATCTACCGTTGGCTTCCAGAATCGCTCATCTGCACCGCCACCTTGAGGCGCGTTGTTAGACAGTTTTTCTGCGGCTTGAGTAAG